CTGATTGGTAGCATACCTGATTTCGCGCTGGTAACCTTTTTCTTCGTCAAACCAAAGTAAAGGTTTTTTAGCGGAGTGTAAAGCGGGTAGCGTAAATATTAAAGGTTTTTTACGCTCAGTTAGTTCGTATAAACGATCTTTGTATTCCCACTTAGATTTCTTTGGCAGTGGAGGCATTTCTGTTGCCGTTTCAAACGACACTTCTGGTGTCTCTACTGTAGTTTCTTTTTTAACCGGAGCTTTTTTAGCCGCGGGTTTTTTAGCTGTTGCCATAATATGATATAATTAAATAGATAAAAGAATAATGCCCCCGGCCGAAGCCGAGGACAATATTATAAGCTTACTTCAACAATACGAAGTTGTTAGCAGCCTGTACACAAAGTGTACGCTCAGACAAGAAGTGTACGTTCATCTCATCATTTGCGCTAGTGAAGTTACCACCAACTGAACCAGTGATCCAAGACTTCATGCGACGATCTTCTGCTTCGTTAGCACGGTAACGGATGTGCAAGAATGGACGAGAAATGTTCGATCCTAATTGCTCATCGTATACAGTAGAAGTACCAGCAGGAACCATAACACCTTCAATATCGCCGATAGATCCGCGAGTAGTTGAATCGTTCAAGTATTTCCAGTCAGTCTTGTAGAAGTCGTAAGAACCGCGACGGAATCCAGAGAATCCTAAGTTCAACGCCATATCTTCAGAATTGTCAAATACTCCGTAAGAAGTACCACCAGCTCCGTAAGAATTTTGAGCGGCAAGCATGTTGTCGATACCCAAAGAAGTTGCGCGATCCAAGAACATCATATTCTCTTCAATAGCGCCTTGCTTATCAAGCTCAGCCAAGATTTCGTCGAATTGACCTAGTCCGTTAGCGCCTCCGAAGTCGGTAGCGTTGTAAACTAAACCGCGATCTTCGATAGCTTCGAACATACCTTCAGAACCTGTAACACCTGTAGCGATTGCTCCAACTGCTTTTTCAGTTTCAACCATACTCATTTCCAAGTAATCCTCGAAACGTAGACGAGACTCGTGCTCAGACTTCAAGTACCATAAGTAACCGCCAGTTCCAGCTTCAGTCGTAACTTCAACCCAACCGATCTGAGCAACGTCAGAACCGTTAACATTGTACTTATCACGTAAGATGATAGGCTTGTTTTCGAAAGTTGTGAAAGAAGCGTCGAAAGAGTTACCTACATCAGCTGATCCTTTTGCGTACTCAGAACCGAATACAAAGATATTCAAAGCTGTTGCAGCACCACGTAAAGCAGCTGGAAGAGCAGATCCTGCTTCACCGTATACTTTAATGTTAACAACCTGCGTAGAAGTGCTATTTGCACCACTTGCGTAAGCGCCCATGCTGTCAACGCGAGCTTTTGCAGTAACAGTACCGTTAGAGATAACCAAAGTTTGACCTACACCGATTAGAGATGAAGGATCAGTACCCGTTGGTAAACCTGTAAGTGTAATGGTAGTACCACCAGCATTTGAACTAACGTTGTCGTATGCAATGTGCAAGCGACCCTGCTCAGACCATACGATACGGTCAGAAGCCATTGGCATTTCAGCACCAACCATACGTAAGAATCCGCCAACTGTACGCTTTCCGTAACGCTCAACTTCTTTCTCGTATACCTCTGGTAGGAACTGTTGTGTAAAGTCCATATCAGCCACGGACAAGTAATTGTCTCCAAACAATCCTTTAACAGGACGTGGAGTTAAGTGCTGTAGTGCAGCACCAGTGTTTGCTAAAGCCATTTTTATTTATTTTAAATGGATTATTATTTCTTAAACTTAACCTTGAGTTTAGAAGAGCTTTCACCACTGTCAACCGCACGTATTTTCCACCCGTTAGATGTCGTGACTTCCTCATGAACCCCTCTCGGATTCATATTCACGTTCTTGGTGCGGGCCATACTATCCTTTACTGCATCGGCTTTGCCTTGCTCGTAAAAGTGTTGTGCAACTTGATCAGCGTTCATAGCCGTGAACAGCGATTTATGATAACCCTTGGCATCTTTCATTTCCCCTTTTTCATTCAAGAACTTCTTGATAAAGTTGTTAATGTCGCCTTGAGTATCTTTAACCTCACCTGTATTATTAACTTTGAAACGGTACTTCTTGTCTCCAACTGAATAATCGAAACCTTCGAACTTTTCGTTGAACACTTTCGCGCTTTCTTGTTTAAACCTACTGGTTTGTCGTTCAGCAACTTTCGCTGCTTCTTCACTCTCTTTATTATAACGGTTAAAAAACTCAACCGCCTTTTGTTGTTCAGGATTCAATCTTGAACCCATCTTAACTTCGTCGTAGTATTTAGACTTTAACCCGTCTAAATGATTTTTAGCTTCTGACAATGCCTGCTTGCGTTCTAATTTCTTTAAACGCACTTCACGTTCGTCGTCGAGCTCTTCGTCGTAAGAAAACTTATCGGCCAATAAGAAGTCAATGTCTTCTCTATCGTACGCGCTGTACTTTGTTTCGTAATACTCCCGAAGCAACTGGTCTTCGTTTAACGATGCGTAATCAGTGTTAAGCCTTACGTAGTCTTCTAACGAACCGCCTGTTTCACTCATAAAGTCTACAACTTTTTGAATGTTTTCCGGTAATTCTACGCCTGCTTCCGCCGCTTCAGTCATAGCTTCTTCAACTACTTCTTCAAGCTCTACTGCAGCTTCTTCAACTTCTTCGTCTGTAATATCCTGTAATACAGATGGTTGCTCTACTTGATCTTCTTGAACAGGCTCTTCTTCTCTGGTAGGTTCTGCAGCTGGCTCTTCGACGTTTTGCTCTGGTACTCCTTCGCTAACTTCGGATTCGTCGCGTACAGGAACCTCATCTGTGCTTTGCTCTTGAACGGCATTTTGTCGTAAGTCTAGTTTGATAGTTCCATCATCATCGACGGATGCTATCGGGTTAGTTTCTTCACTCATGATAAGATATTATAAAATTGTTATTACTATAATTACCTAGGTTCAAAGGTACCTAAGCCAAACCCACCGCCAAGTATATCGTTTCCAGAGGATTCGAAGTTCTTAGGTGGTGAATCATTTTTTCTTTGATCAATCAACTCACTTTGCTGAGATGCTTGCATTTTAGTTCTTTCGTCTTTGCGGTCTTCTTTATCAGACTCCTTCTGCTTCTGCCCATCAACCTCAATGCCTTTAAGCTGCATGTTGTATTGGAACTCCAAAGCCATAAGCTCTTTCTTAAGCCCAACCTCTTGTTGCATTTTTTGCTGGTCGATCTGCGCTTTCATCTGCTCAAGCTGTGCCTTCGTTTGGAACAGTGCTTGGTCTTTTTGTACTTCAGCTTGTGCTGCAACCTGTTGTGCCTGAGCATTTGCTCGCGCTTGCGCCTGTATGTTCTCTTGCTGCATTTGTTGGTCACGCTCAAGTTTCTTCTTGCGACGTAGTTTCAACAGTTGATTAGCTAGCTTAAGGTTTTTAACTTCCCGGATGTCAATAGCATCTTCAAGGTCAATCAATCCCGCGGACAATGCAGTTTGAATGTTATTCTCAAGCATACCTTTTTGTTCGTCATCCGGCGACAACTCAAGCATAATACCGAAGTCGTACAAGTGCAGCTCTTTTAGCTCGTCTAATGTCGCTACATTAAACCCACCGATCTTCTGTATAAACGCTTCACGCGAAGGACTGTACTCTAGTATATCAGATATTCTGAGTGATAACCCTTCTGCTGTGTCAGCTGTTAAGAACAATCCTGCGTCTAATATATGGCGTGTAGCTGTATTAGAATTTGCAGCCGCAAGTTTCTGCACACCTACTAACGCTCTTGAATCAGGTGTTGAACCATCACGAGCTTCGTTAAGACCCGTAACGTCACGAATCATCTGCAGGTAATAGTTATATGTCTGAATTAATGTTTGCAGCTTCTGACCACCCGCGCCGGTCTGTAACGGCTGAATAGGCACTTTACCAGGATTCATATCACCCTCTTGTGTAAATGACCTACCAATAACAGAACCCGTCTGGAAGAACATATTAAGTGCTTCTTGCGGGTTGTAATTTGTACCGTTACCTAAATCAATTTCAGCAAGACCATCAGCATCCATATAAACACCGTCCGGCATCATCTTAGCTAATACTTGCTGCATCTTTAAATGTGTAAGCTGTACCATATCAGCAAAGCCAGTACAACGACTTACGATAGATTCGATACGACCTTTATACATTCTAGGTGCTACAATACTGTAATTCATTTTTACTTTATTGTAATCGCTTTTTGGACGTACCATATTCTCAGCAATGCCCCATTCAAGTAGCGTGCTAGTACCTAAAATAATTGCACCTTCATAAAGCACTTCTAGCGAACGTGAAGCTTTAGCAAATCCCTCAGCGTCTGCTGGTGGGTTAAACTGATCGTCGCGTAGTATTACTTTCTCCGCACCCGAAGCTGTTTCTTTAATCTTATATACTTCGTTCATGTACGTCTTGTAATTAAAGTACAATACTTGAACTGTATTTGAATCGTAGCGGTTATCGTTTATTTCACTTCTGTTCCAACCGCCGGTTAAATTTTGAGAACCTTGACTTTTAATCTTGTCCAAGTCATCTTGTGTTAATCCAGGGTATTGCTTTTTAAGCTCGCTAATTGGAATAGTTTTTACCTCACCAACATAATAGATGTCATCAAAGTATGGTGATTCAGTATACGAATACACTAAGTTTGCTGGGTCAACGTAATCAACTAATACGCCCTCTGATTCAGAAAATGTATTTTTAACAGCACCAATACCAATAGTTGTTAAGTCGTGGTACACGCGTCTTTTAATAAGATCGTAGTTATTACCGTCCAGTAATGTATTTATAGCAACCTCTTCAGCAATCTCAATACCTTGCTTGTAGGTAAGCTGCATATGTAACTCAAGCTCTTCTTTAGATTCCGGTAATGCTGCTGGGTCGTTTTCGTATAAGTTAATACCAAATGCCTCAGCTGCGTAATCATTAAGCTCTTTGGTTTGCATGTCTCTAATAATAGAATCCATATATGCCGTACGCTTTTCAACGCCGTATGGATCCTGAGAGTATGCTTTAATATCAAAAGACCGGTCTGCAATACCATTAACAACAATATCTACAAATTTAGATAAGATAGGTACTGGCTTCCAGTCAAGGTTGAGGTAAGATAAATCGCCGTTAATAGATAATTCATCTTTATATTTTTGTATAGGTTGCTCGCCACGTGCGTACAAACGCAAACTATGGAAGCTGTCTTGATTACTTCTAAATCTTACACTCCCCTGGTTGCCATCAAACCATTCGTTTTGAATGGCTCGCCCGACTTGTAAGCCGTACTCCGGCGACATCTTCTCTTGGTCGCTAGCTACTTGGCTGGGGAAAAAGTTACTTACAACTGCGTTAGCCATATTGTTATTTTATTATTTTTGAAGTATAACCGTCTTGACTGAACCTCGCAATCTTTAGGTTTAATTTTGTTTTCTGTTGTTCGCCGATTGGTTTGTATAAATCCTTGTGGCAAGCCATGATAGCAAGCCCTGAACTAATAGAGGCATCATATTTTGTTCTATTGTTCATATCGAACTTAGACCAATCGTTTAGTGTATCGTTAAAGTACATTGTACCGTATTCACCTTCGGTTATTACACCTACGTGGTTTTCGATGTACATCTCAATAGCAGCAGCGTGTGCTTGCTTCATGTCCATACTAGAGTTAGGTATTCCGCCTATTTCTTTCTCAGTTACGGAAAGCTTGTTCCATAATCTGTCAGGTCGGTTCATCGAATAACCCCGGTAGCCTCTTCTCTTGAAGTGGTATAATAACCTTGGTTTGTTATTCTCGGCGAGTATTGGCATTCCGTAAAAGACACAAGCCATAAGCACGTCTTCGAAAAATATCTCTGCTGTTTGAGGCCTAGCAATGTATTCTAAAAAGAATGTACTAGGCGGTGCATCTTCCATCGTGAATTTAGTTAATCCATGCAATGCACCTTTAGAACCCCTGCCGTCAGTCGTTCCTGAAATATCGTAGCTATCACACCCAAAAGCACCAACGTGTTCGTTGCTTGGGTATTTGATACCGTTTTTAACTATATACTTATTTTGCAGGTTTAAACCAGGTACCCAAGACACATTAAAGCGGCCTGAGGGGTTTGGCATAAACACTACTTTAGTATCTTTAACTCCGTTTTCCCACTGAAAACTCCCACGTGTTACAGTATTAGTATTACGCAAGTCTGCGTTATAATCAACCTGTTCGTAGATTTTTGCTAAGTTAAAAATACTATTTTTGCTTTCATCACGGAAAGCATGGTCTGTGGTACGCGGAAACTGGCGGTAGTATTCGTTCAAAGCATCTTGATCTTGTTTAAGACCGTCAACTTCATTTTCCCAATAATCTATAACACCAACTTCAATGCTGTCGCCGTGTGGGTCTATAGCTTTTTCTTCAGGTGTATTAAATACCGGCTGCCCGTACTCATCAATAAATCCTTCATAGTTCCACTCCATTGGTATAAAGAGCGAGTACAATCCCGATTTTGTTTGACCATTATTGTTTCGCTTGGTTACATCTGAATCTAAATACAACTTCTTAAAGTTGTTACCCCCTTTGTCTAAAGAGTTTGATGTGCTACCCATTAAACATTTACCAATGATACGAGAACCAAGACGTAGACACGTTTTAGTTACGCGCCAGTTGTTTAGTATGTTATCAGGCTTTTCCCACTTACCGCTTTCATCATGCACAAGTAGTTTAAGCTTTTCACCATCATAAGAGTTGTCGCCTGTATTCTTCCAGTCGATCGTTGTGTCAAGACCTTCAAGTTGTATTCTTTCTTCTTGTGATTGTATTGACTTACGCGTTAGCTTAGAAGCAGGAACCCTATATGCCAGTTCAGTCTTCGGTCTATCCATACCATCTTGTATGGGCTTAAAGAAAAACGGGTAGTTGAGGGAAATCGGTACAACTTTGTCGGTAAACATTTTTTTTGCATCACTACCAGACTTTGATAAAATACCGAATCTTGCGTCACTGGAGATAGTTGCTTGGTTGACGGTTTCGCCTGATGCCATAAATGAGAATCCACTCCGTCTGTTCTTAAGGTAGCACATTCCATAACATCTGGTGTCAATCTTGCAGGCTTCCCAAAATATAAAGAAGAGTCTATTAGCTTCCCTGTAGTCGGGGTTACCAACGTCGATCTTACTCCACTGCAAGTACATGTAGTGAGTGCCAGTGATATAAGTACGCTCGCCTTTATTATAAAACCAATAACCGTTATCACGGCGGTTGAATTCTTCATCAATATAACCCTCCCACTTGTTCTTAAATTCATCTGGATATGTTTGCCAGTCAAATATACTTTTTATATTTTTAAGCTCCTTAGGGTATTCCTGAACAGCCCACTTGTTTAAACCTTTCTTTAGGTTTTTAGGCTCTGGTGGTAAAGCTATAACGAGATTTTGTATTTCAATAATCTCG